GCAACAGGTGCTCGTACAATAGATGTGGGAGGTACGATTGGAAAGGTTGCTGTTCCTTGTGATGTTGGTGTTGAATTAATGGTGCCCACAATTTTAATTTTCTTTGTAGGCAATCCTGCAGTAACATTGATTTCAGAATCACCATACAAGTTAAGTTTGTCATTGGCACGAAGATTTACATCATCACCGGTGACACTAGATTTTTTCTTGGCTTTGATGTTCACATTTTCTTTCATGGATTGAACATTGAAGAATTCTTGTGCCTTAAGATTGATACTTCCGCCGGCAGTTACATCAAAGTTTTTTGCAACATTGAATGACATATTTTTATGCACATCGGCATTTAAATTGCCGTCAACTTGTAAATTCACATTGTTTTTCACATAGATGTTACAGTTACCTTCAACTGTGATATTGGCACGACCGCCAATGTAAATGTATCCGTCACGTTCATAAATTTCATAACCATCGCCAACAATTTTACGCACCATTGTACCATTGCGGTCAATTTCCATGAAAGTGCCTTCACGGTGATACCAATGCATTCTTTCATTATCAGGTGTGTCATCATATTCAATCACGTGGCCTGATTCTGTTTCTGTCACATGATTATATGGATACTTTGCATTATAAGGTGATTTTGGTTGACTCCAATCTCCTGCTGCACCGCGAGCAACAGGAACATCTAAAACTCTATCATCATCTTTGGCTCCAACCACAGTATCAGAAATTTTTTCACCACGAGCCAAACGATTAGTATCAGGTTCACCTATTCTCGTTACTCTAGGATATACATTGTTTGGGTCATGAAATCCTTGATTGGGCGGAATTTGTCGTAAGGCAGTATTTGTAGGTTGAGCTTCTACATTTGAAAATTCTGAGAAGTTACGAGGGCGGTCACCTGACAAATCTTGCTTAGGAGCATCTAAAGCAGGAACTTCAGATGCGGGGATAGAAGCAGCAGCCTCATCCAAGGCATTGATATCGGCTGCGGGTTCGGGAGATTGTTGTCCTGCCAAAATACCTCTGGTAGCTCTATCAAAAACTTCTGTAGCTTGCCTACCAATAATTGAGCCTAGCAATCCTCCTACAGCAGATATTCTACGAGCATTTTTACCAAAGATACGTTGTAAAATCAAATACCCTGCAATTTGTGATTTCTCAGTTATTTTTGCCAAGGCGAAAAATCTAAAATTGGTTTTCCAATCTTTTAATAAGAAACGATATGACAAAAACTTTTGTAATTCGCGCAAACGAGTTAAATCTTTAGGACTTAAAATTTTTCCTAAAAATGTTTCTACCCAAAGATTTTTATTGGCAAGAACATACCAGTGTAATGCTGAACGCAATTGAACTGGAATTTTTTGATATCGCTCATCTGATATAATACCTTCAACCACACAACTTTTGGCCCAATCTTCATCGCCTCGAAGTTGTTGCCATAAATCTACTGCATTTTGTGCAATAACACCTATGGCAATTAAATCTTTTACAGTTAAACCATATAAACCAATTTTACCATCATCAGTTATGGTGTCTACTGCATGATTATATCCTTGCGCCAAATATTCTGTACGAATTTCATCTTCAATCAGCAATTGAATATTTTCTACATCTCGCGGATCCAAATCACCTACATATCCTTCTCTACTTCTGGCGGGGGAAGAAATTCTGGCATTTGGGGTGGGTGATAGAACTGCCGCACCTGTGGATGGGTCAATGAAAATTTCATCATTGGATGTTAATAAACTATTGCTGTATAATGGAATATCTTCGAATGAAGAATATCTCTTTGCCATCTCAGATTCATCGGGAGTGACAAAGAAAGGATTATTTTTAATGTTAGCTAATAGTTGACCTAATGTTGATTTATCAACAATAACTTTTTGGCAATCTTCAATTTCTTGAAGTATTTTTGTCACATCGGTAGGAGTAAGTAACCCTTGATAATTTTGCTCAACTAAAGTTTGTAACGTAGGTGAGCAATCAATCAAGGCACTCAATGATTCAACAGTGACGCCTTTAAGATTTCTTCGTACTTCATTTATAATGAAACGATTATCAGCCATGTTTATTGTTCGGTTACTTGTTCATTTAAACGTGCAACTTCTTCTTCATCTCGTTTGGCAATTAAATCAATGGTTGGAATGGCATTGGTAGATAATCCTTTTGCCGATAATGTAAGAGGTGTAGAAAATGCCTCAGCCAATTTTTGTAATAATGCAATAAGATTAAGAGGCTCAGACCGTCCAGGGAATGTCCCTAACATAATCGGTATTTGACAATCTTCACCATCAATAAAGAATCCAAAAATCCAGGTTCCTTCGACAGGACCAATAGGAGCTTGTCCAATACCGGTCACTGATGCCGATGTGATGGGCATCAAAGGCATTGCCCAAGGCAAATCTTCTGTAGGTAAGATTGATTTGTCTGCTGTATGATATCCTGCAACACGAACTCGACATCTTCCTAATTTTTCAGGATCCTTTCTATCCTCGACAACTCCCATGAACCAATGAAAGGCGCCATTTCCATAAACAGTATTCATATTACACCAAGGTGTTTGCTAAAGATTCTTTTACTAATTCCAACTTCATAGTATATTTTTCTCTTCCCATGATATGTCGTACTGCAACCACTAGATAACTCCCTGAAAGGTATGGATCAATTAAATCTTGTAGTTGTTCATTTTCATTTTTTTCACCCATTCGAGGGTAATAGAAATTCACAACTTCACCTATTTCCACACCACAAAATCCAGGAACTGTAATTTCAACACGAAGATTACTCAAATCATATAATAAACTATTTCGTTGTAACACCCAGTTTTGATAACTAGGATCCACATAATCATTGAATAATTTTCTATGTTTTGTTTTAAATGTTCTATATGAATACACGCTACGTGTTTGATTTACATTAAACGCAGGTCGTGCTCCATCTGTATGTTTAAATGTCTCAAAATTGCTAGGATAATCAAAAATGTATTCTTTGTAATCTTTTGTGTTAATATCTATAACGTGCATATTTGATGATAAGTGACCAAAATCTTGACTACGTAAAGTGTCACCCATTGTTGGAACAGTTACATTTTCAACTTTTTCATATCCTTTGGCAACAGAAGTGCCACCTCGTTTTTTCTTAATTAAATCAATGGCAGCATCATCCAACCCATAGTAATAACTTCTTCTGTTTCTAGGATTGGATTGCTTTTCAATAAGATTGTCTATACTACCAAAATAAAATCCCTGAGAAGTTTCCCAGAACATCACATTGGCACCTTCTGTTGACCCATCAATGGAATGTGATGCCATCCAATTAATGGTTTTCAAAGGAGACCACATGGCAGCAACAAATGTCACCTTAGATTTAAATGGACGATTGCCACCCACGTTCAATTGATTTAAATTTCTTTTTGGAATGGCTTCTTTCCAATCAGGAGATAACAATGAGTTATTTTTTGATAGCCCAGAAGGAAAAGGATAACTTTTATCCCATAAACGAGGAAGCTGAAGATATTCTGTAAAGATATTATTTACTATATCATCGGTGGAACCAGTAAATTTCTTTGAAAGATAGGTAACGTTATCAATCATGCCCTCTAATGACATGAAATGAATTTCATACATTTGTTGTCTATCCTGTGATGTTGCAGTTCTATTTTCAACAGAATAAATGTAGAATGCACGTTGAATTGATACATTGTCAAAACCTGGTACGTGACAACGTATATTCATGATTTCTCTTCCTATGATAGGAATAGACCCAAAAAGATTTAAGTTATCTGCAAAAATAGCAGTTCCTGATAGCACATTGGAAAAAACATCTTCAAAAATAGAAAATGTTTCCACATATTGTGTGATGTTATATTGCTCTCCTTTTTCAGTAAACAGAGCAATTTCATCAACAATAATTGACCCAGGACGAATTGATTCTTGATTCATAATTAAACTTCTTTATTCAAGACACTATAAAATTCTTTGATGAACTCATCTATAAATGCAGGATTTAATACTTTTATATTTCTTTTGGCTTCATTTAATTCTTGTTCATAATCATATATAGTGACTTCATATTGTGTACCTGCTAACACTGCAACAGTATCGTAATCTTCAACATAATCAGTTTCTACGTTACGATATTCATATGCATCATCTTTTGATTCACCTGGATATTTAAATGTAATTTTTTCTCGTAGTTCATTTTCTGTCAAAGGCCATTGTTCATATGGATTTGTAATGTTATTAAGCATTAACAATACCCAATGATAAAAAGGTGTGCCATAAAATTTTTGAGACACTAATTCAGGGGTTTCTTCATCTTCTACTGTGTAAGGAACAAGCACAGAAACATTCTTTGTGTATTTTTCAACAACATTCACCCGACGAAAAAAATCAACAATGGCTTTTGCGTCCGAATTTGTTTCTTGAAGAAATCCATTATCATTTACAGTGTATCCAGAACGATATACATCTACTGTACTCGTAGCACTTGCAACAACGTTGCTTGCAGATTCTTCAAGAAGAAGTTCTGTGTTGCTATTCACAACACCTACATATCCCAAAGAAGTTTTTACACCTAAAATAGTTACAAATAATTGTGAACCCACAGGAGCTTCAATAATGAAATTTGTTCCTGTACCTGTGACAATTTTAGAATTGCTGGTTGTTGTTATAGTTCCTGTAAGTGTGCTAGAAACCGTTGCAATGGCATCAATGGTTGCCAAATATAATGGAAATTCAGAAAACATTATAGATTCCTTTCGGCTGCAGCATTTGCAGTAAGAGGTACAATTTCCTTAAATGTGAGGCTTAATCCTATTTCTGCAGGAGTTCCGTCACTGTTTATAAAAGTTACAAAGTCATTGCCCCCATAACGAACACCCACATCAGTTAACACACACGTTCCAATACCTGAAACGTTTTTATTTGTTTGATTTTTATACATATATGTCAAAGTATATTCGGCTGGATATACCAAATAGAATGCATCATTGCTTCGTACAGGTAACATGGTTTCACGAAGCAACTTAATTAATTCTATTATTTGATTTGCTTCATCAGTGCTATCTGGGAGAAAGGTGAAATTGAATGTGAAATTTCTATATTCAACACTACGAAACAATTGTTGTTTATATGGATTTCGAATTTCGCCTCTTGCTGTTTGTGAAGCTCCTTCAACATTTAATCCAGTAACTTTTGTAGTTTTCTGTCTTGCAAGTTCAGCTAGTTTATTGCCTGGACTTGCTCCCCCCGTGGCTAAAAATTCTCCCATGTCTTGGGATTCCCATGTTGTTCTATAATTAGTTTGTGGGGGCTCTTGTAAACCTAATCCAATCACGGAACTTAAGGTGGAGAATTCACCTTTACCTAATGCATCATCCACTGCACCTGTTGTAGCACCAACAACTGCTGCACCTAAGGCCGCTGCCCCTAGTGCCAATCCACCGGTGGCAATTGTTGCCAAAGAAAGAGACAACCCACCCACAATTGTTGTAGCAATACCTACGCCTGCAGCACCTGTTGCTACACCAGCTGTTAATCCACCTTGTGTAGCCCGTGTAAAGCCACTACTAGGATCCACACGGTCTCCTGCGGCGGCTTCAGGAGATACGAAACTACCAGATGTTCCGCGTGTTACTTTTTCTACTTGTGCATTATTTCTTTTATGAATTTCAATTTTCAACCAATGAGGGTATTCATCCAATTCTCCGAGACCCCGAGGATATCGAAATGATTGTACTGTGCCTCGTTTCAATTGGTAATATTGAGAGACATCGGCAGGAGTATCTTCACGATTGGCGCCTGGAGATGAACTAGGAACCGTTCGTAATGAGTCTGTTAAAATACTACCACGACTTGATAAGGGATTTTGGTCTGCCATCTAAATAGTCCTTGAGAACGATTACACATTATTTATATGGCTTATACAAAAGATACGTATAGAGGATTGTTTATACCAAAAAATCCTCAAAAATATTTAGGTAATGTTCATCAAATCGTGTATCGCTCAAGCTATGAGCTTCGATTCATGAAATGGTGTGATTTTAATGAAAATGTTTTACAATGGGGAAGTGAGGAAATTGTCATCCCCTATACCAGTCCTTTGGATGGTAAAATTCATAGATATTTTGTGGATTTCTTCATCAAGATTAGAAATCGGGATAACAACATCAAGAAATATCTAATAGAAGTGAAACCCTATCGGTTCACACAAGAACCTGTTGCTCCACAAAGAAAAACAAAAAAGTTCATCAGCGAAGTGTATCAATGGGCTGTGAACAATGCAAAATGGGATGCGGCTAAGAAGATAGCCAAGAACAACGGATGGGAATTCATGCTCATTACAGAGAAAGACTTAGGACTTTTACAAAAGTAAGATAAATACTAGTAGCAGTTAAATTCATCCAGACATAGTAATTTTAACACCGTGTCAAGTAGTAGTCAAGCCCCAATTTCACCACTTTATGCCATCAAAAAATCCATTTGAACAAATACGATTAGACGCTGAAAGAGGTTCCACCACGAAATCTTATCAGTGGTACATGGCGCAAATTCGTAAATTAGGGTTGAACACAAGAAAACCTCGAGATGTGATGCGCTCATCTATTGGTGAAATGGTATCTACTGTGAGATGGGGTGATATGTATTTGTTCATGTATGACCCAAAATTGAAACGACAATTGCCTGTATATGACAAGTTTCCTTTGGTGATGCCATTTCGTATTGTACCTGGTGGATTTTATGGATTGAATTTACATTATCTTCCACCTTTATTACGTATGCGCTTATTGGGTAAATTGTTGAATTTGTCAAATGAAAAACAATTATCTGAAACCACACGGATAAGAATGAATTGGGATATTTTAAAAAGTGTTGCACGATTTCCAGAAGTTCGCCCCTGTGTAAAACGTTATCTAACCCCATATGTTCGTTCACGTTTTTTGCGTGTGAATCCTGAAGATTGGAAGGCAACCATTATGTTGCCTATTGAAACATTTATTGGTCAAGAAAAGAGTGAAGTATATGAAGATTCAAAGAGTTACATTTCAGACATCACCTAACATAGAGAACTTTCATGCCTAGTGTACAAGACTTCATAAGTGAAGTAAAGAAAAGTGGTTTAGCTCGCACAGATAAATTTAAGGTGGAGATATTTCATCCAACTGGGATACCTCTTACCAATACACTTGAAATAGGAAAGACAGTTTCTTTATTTTGTGAAGAAGCCACGATTCCAGGATTAACAATTGGTACCCGAAATGCAAGATTGCATAACTTAAATGTGCAACGCCCTGCCACAATTGATTATGGTGGTGATAGTGCCAATTTTCAATTTCTTGTGGATGGTTCTTGGAATGTAAGAAAGTATTTTGATTCTTGGATGTCATATATCATTGGAAATACTCGTGAAGTAACACCATATAAAAATATCATAGGTGCTGTACAAGTAATGGCAATACATGAAGGAATGGAAACAGGAGAATATGCCGAAGTTGTAAAGTATGGAGTTCAATTGGAAGAAGCATACCCAATTTCCATGGGTCTTATGCCAGTTGCATATTCAAATACATTCATTCATCGTTTAAGTGTAACATTTGCGTTTAAATATTGGAAAACATTATAATTTAAAGGACATATTATGAAGATTAATCATTTACCCACATTTGAAGTGACATTACCATTAAGTAAAGATGTAGTGAAATTTCGTCCCTTCGTTATGAAAGAAGAAAAGTTATTATTGATGGCGGCAGAAAGTAAAGATGAAAAAGATGTGTTTCACGCCATTGATTCTGCTGTAAGAGGTTGTACATTTGATAAAGTATCTTGTGATAGTCATTCCATGGTTGATGTACAATATTTGTTTCTTCAAATTCGCGGGAAGTCTGTGGGAGAAGAATTGGAATATAATTTGATTTGTGGTGAGTGTAGTAGTAAAACACCTGGGTTTTTAAATCTTGAAGAAATTAAAGTGAAAGAAGTACAGGGACATTCAAATAAAGTCAGCATTTCCAATGATGTTGTTGTTACCATGAAATATCCCAAAGTGAAACATTTAGCAGTCTTATCACAGGAAGATTCTGATATTGAAAAAGTATATGATGTTGTTGCTGAGTGTATTGAAACCATTCAAACAAGTGAAGAAGTATTTTCTTTAGACAATTCTTCTTTGAAAGATATGCGTGAATTTGTTGACAATCTCACTGCAGCACAATTTGAAAAGATACAGAAATTCTTTGGTACCATGCCCGCTATTCGTCACACTATAGAATTCAATTGTAAGGGATGTGGAAAAATTAATCAAATTGTTTTGGATGATATTGTAAATTTTTTCGGATAACTCTTTCCCATGATTCACTGATGAATTTTTATCATACCAATTTTGTGATGATGCAGGAACATAAGTACTCTTTGACTGAACTTGAAGGTATGATGCCATGGGAAAGAGATGTGTATATAGGATTGTTGTTGAAGCATTTAGAAAGAAAGGCAAACAAAAACAACTCATAACAAGATAGAACAATGGCAAAACCTAAAAAAGAAAAAAAATCAGAATTGGCAAAAGCTGTGAAAAAGGCTATCCTTGGTAAAGACGTAGGTATGGGAATGTCCACAGAAGAAGCCACAAAATTAAATGTTGAATTTGCCACAACAACCGCACAAAAGATGGGTGCAACATTAGAACAATTTGCGGCTGAAGATGCTCTATCAGAAAGTGATAAAAATATTTTTTCTAAAATGCTTTCCACATTACAAGGTATTGCAACTAGTACAAAGGATACTTCTAAAGAAAGACAACAAATAGAAAATCTTTTAGCTAAATTGGTTGCTAAAACTGAACTGGATATAAAAGATTTACAAGATGAATTGAAAATAAAAGAAGAAGCCTTGAAAGAAGCATTGAAAAGAGAAACCGTTACTGACGAAGAAATAAAAGTTCGAACTGAAGAAATATTGGAATTGAAAAAAGAAGTTTCAAAGAAAGAAGATGTTGCTGCAAAAACCAGAGAGTTGGCAACCGAAAGAAAGGTGACAACACCTCAAGAATTAGTGAAAAAAGATGTGATGACAATATTAGGTAAATATCTACCTGGCACAACATTTGAACAAAAAGAAGGTGAAGGATTTACAGAAATGATTGGGAGAACCTTCAAAGAAACAATTGCAGAAGGTCCTCAAGGCATTTTAAATGCCATTCTAGGTAAAAAACCTTCAGAACCTTCATTTGAAGAAATGGTGAAAGGACAAAAAACTGCTGAATCTCTTGGAGGACTAAAGGAAAGTACTCTAACAGGCATATTCACCAAGATGGAAGGATTGTTAACTCGTAGTGTTGAAATTCAAGAAGAACAACTTGAATTGATAAAAGAAGCAGACGAGGAAACAGACCGTGACCAAGCAGAAGTAACACCTTCTGAACAATTGGATTTGTTTGCCGCTGATGACCAATTGGATTTATTTAATGCTCCTCGTGATGTTCCTATCAAGGGAGATATTGAAACAAATGCTGTGTTGACACCTAGTGCTGTTAATTCAGAACAAATGGAAATGTTGTTTGACCAAAAAGAAGAAAAAGAAAAAGGTAGTGGTGTTGCTTCTTCCATAGGGTCTTTATTAACAGACATGGTAATGAAGAAATTCATTCCAGGTATGGCAGGTGGAGGAGAAGTACAAGGAACAGGAACTCCTACCGGAGACAATATTCTGACTCGTCTTTCTCCTGGAGAGTTTGTAATGAACGCCGCAGCAACCCGAGGGTTGGGTGTAGGAGCATTGGAAACAATGAATAGAACAGGTGCCGTAGTGGATAATGTAACTGAGCAGGCTATGAATCCTCCAGCACCTCCTGCCACACCGTCAGTGATTAATAATATCACTACACCAGGCGAAGCACCTAGAGGAAGAAGTATGGAACTTCCTTCTGCCACAGTGCGAACATCAGAAAATAGTTTTATACGTTTTCAAAATAAACGATTTGTTCACATATAAAAAAGAAAAGAGGGGTCGTTAAGACCCCTCTTCCTTTTATACTCAATCTTCAGCTAACTTACTAAAGTAACTGAGTGTATCGTCATCGTCCTCATCAGGAACAGATGACTTTGGTTGTGGGGCCCGAGCAGCCCGTGGAGCCGGAGCCGCTGCCACTGGCTCATCCTCCATACGGCTTTCAGAAATTCTGTCGGCAGTCACACCTGTCGGAGCACCCTTTAATACCATATCCAACTTCTTCTTCAACTCATCGTAGCTCTTGAAGTTCTTCGGATCAACGAATTCTGCAAGTGAATGTTGTTGATTCCAAATGGATTCAATCACAGCGTCATCATCGGCAATAGCCGAAATAGGTTCAAATTCAGACTTGTCATAGTTACGATAACCTTCCACGTTACGAATCTTCAACTTGAAGTTGGCACCCTTCCAGAAATCGAATGGATTAGTAGGATCCTCATCCTCAAACTGAGGTTGCATCACATCCTTAATCTTATCGAAAATCTTCTTGCCAAACTTGTACAAGAACACCTTACCCTCGTTCTGAGGATTGGCAGAATCCTTGATGACAAGAATGTTTGAGATATATGTGAGCTTACGCTTTTGCTTACGAGCAATTTCCTTATTGCTCTCAATCCCTGAATTCCAAAGTTCTGTGTTCAATTCAGAAACGGGATCAGGTTGATTCAAAGTGGTCAAGCTGTTCTCAATGTACCAGCGACCTGAAGGACCTTGAAATCCATGATTCCAAACACGAACCCAAGGAAGCTCTTCTCCCTTTGGAGGCATCAAGAAACGAATCACGGCATAGCCGTTGCCTGCCTTGTCTACTGCCGGGCTCCAGAACCGGTCATCATCACGGCGTTCACCTGAAGCGGGCTTTGCAATCTTTTCAACCTCTTTCATGAGGTTATCGAAGTTGCCACGATTCTTGCGTAAATCTGATAAACTACTGAATGTCATTGTATTTCTCCTTGTATGACGGTGTATGAAACGGTGTGTGTAATGTATGTACTGCCATTACGATTTAGTACTCCTCATCAAACTCATAACGAATGTTGTCCCCATAATCTTCATCCTCATCGTCTAGCATATCATAGATAGCCTTTCGATGCTTACCAAACTTATCCTTTTCAATTCTCTTAGGCTTTTTAAATTCACGATACTCATCATCATAATCTGAATCACGAAACTTACGCATAAAACGCCTTACTTGTAATCATTGAAAATTTTTCCTTGTCTATTTTTATAAAGGGTGAGTACTTATAAATGGTTCTTGAAACTGAAGTCCAAACAGGGTCCAACACAAGTTGTTCATCTACTACAGTTATAAATCTATATAATTTATTTAGAATAACAAGTGTCTCTAACCGACATTTTTTACCACAATATGCCTTCAGTATCACCGGATGCCCAGAAGAACAATCCCAGGCATCCTCTACGTTAACCACTTGACTTGCAAGATATTCCACATCTTGTTTATATGTGTAGGTGAGACTATCTTGAATTTTTTGCCATTCCAGATATACTTCATGCCCCTGTGGTTCATATAAGGCACCCCATTCACTACCATTCAAAAAGTTTGCCACTAAGTAACCCATGAAAGCATCTTCATTGTAATTATAGGTTTTCATCATTTTCTGCAAATGCTTACCAAATTTTTCTTTTACTCCTGACTTTGGCGATTTAGGTGGTACGCCATTCCGTATATCATAATTGTCAGTTGTAAAATGTAGGCGCAAGGCGGTGTACAACTTATATGCGCTTTCTGTATTCATACAGGTAATTTAGCAGTTTTCTTTAAAAGATTTGCTTCTTCAGCTTCAGCTTGAATTTTTTCTTTCAAAGAATTTGAAATCATTGATGCAATGGCAACCGGGTCAATGTCCTTGTCTGAACAATATTCAAGTAGTGTTTCCATACAACCAATCTTTCGACGAATCGCCTCACGTTCAATGAAAATGGAAAAATCTTGACTATTGGTAAATTCTTTGGTTATTAAATATTCCACTGATAATTCATTGGACTTATTTTTTTCAGTTTTCTTTTTCATATAGTTGAATAAAAAATGTGGTTTCCAATTTGAACAATTCTTTTTGCAAATGTCCAATTGGGTTGTATGCTTGTGTTATGAAAATATAACGCATTATCTAAACTAACAATATGAAGGTCATTTGTCAAGACTTGTTTTGCAATTTCCAATGATTGGTCATATGCATGTTGGTTGAAACGTGTTTTAGGACCACACGTCCAAGAAAATTGACAACCGCGAGAATTTCTTTGGTAGACAACTCCACATATAGTTTTAGGAAATTGTTTATGGCGAACACGATTCATCGTAACAACAGCTACCGCCAATTTACCTAAATATGGTTCTGCTGGTGCCTCATAGAAAATATTTTCCGCCAAACATTTCAATTCTTTTTCTGAAATTAAATTATGTTCTGGAATATTTTGTACTATATTTGCACGATTTGCACGTTGTGAAAATGGCATACACAAAAATAATAAAAATACCACAATAACAATAGGATGCTTTTTCATACCTACCTCCTAATAATTAAAGAGTTGAAAATCATCGTAAAACAGATGTTCCACTAACTCACGAAACACAGGCGTATTGAAATTTAAATGTGTAAGATGCTTTTTCTTTATTTCCCCAACTCGTTCTATTTTTGTTGTATCAAATCCTAGTTCTGTTTCTAACCATGCATTAAATACATCCAGTTCTTCATAACGAAACCATTTCATTTTTGGATGATATGCCCAATAGGTTTGTGTTTTGAAAAAGGATGCGTAGTAGTTGTAAAATTCAACACCAAATATATCACCCAAAGATTTATCATTTTTAGGATGACAATTTTTGTGAAAGTTTTCTACAAGAAAATTTGCCATATTGTCTATGGTATCCCATGGCATTTTTCCTGGATGATTTACACAATCAATTTCAGTACATTGTGAATTTAAATCCGCCAAATGATTTAACGCTGATATAAAACGTGTAATGGGATGGCGAACCACTGTAAAACCAGAATGTTGCTTTTGGTGTTGAACGTATATTTCATTAAAAGTTTTGTGAAAATGAAAAAATCTATCACCATTCTGAATGATTTCATCTTCTTCGTGTGGAACCAATAATTTAGAATAAGCACGGGTCCCTGTTTTAGGTATTTTTACCCAAATCCATTTTGAATCATTTATTTTTGAAGATATTATCATTCTCTAACCGCCTTATTACGTTATCTGCAATGACCTTATGACACAATTTAGATGGGTGATAATCCATCCTAGGTTTCTTAAAGTTAAC